CCGCCGCTCATATAAATATCCTGGTTTGTATCTGTAAATGATTTTGTATTTGTTAAATTTAAAAATGGACTGATCAAATCGGCAGAGTCACGCGTCATAGGTAGGGTTCTTATCATATCGTTAGCCCTACCTAAAAACTCCCTAGAGTTTTCAGGATTCTTTTTGAAAAATAAAAACAACGAAAGGCCACCAAATGCAAATGTAGCCATTTTTAAATATTTACTAGATTTTATAGTATTTAATATCTTTATTAATTTACCATCGTAATATGTATTTGCTATTAATAACCCTGTTACTATAAATATTACTAATTCTATTTTCATTATATGTTGTCGATTATATGTTGTCTATTATATGTTGTCAATTATATATTCAACATATAATAATTTTGTAGGTTATAGGTTATAGGTTATAGTTTTTAATTTTATAGTTTTTAATTTTATAGTTTTTAGCGTGTTAGCATGTTAGCGTGTTAGCGTGTTAATTTTCTAGTTTTATTTCTTATTTCATAACCCTCATGTAATTTGTATCCATATTTAAAACTTTTGCGACTGTGTTTTTGTTTATTACTTCGCCTTATCCTTCGTCCTCGCCCACCCTTTACAAACACATCATCATAATTTTTAAAAGATATTGTTTTTTCACCATAATTTTTTATTGTATTTTGGTTACTTGATTTTTTTGTTTTTATATTGGTTCTATAGCTTGAGTGGATTGGGGGGTTTGTATGCTTTACATGTTTTACATGTTTTTCTATATCATCATAAAACAACAAATTTGCAGATAATTTGTTTGCAATACCTTTTTTTTTTATATCTATAACTCCATCATGTTCATGTTTATCTACTAGTTTACTTACCCTATGAATATGAGCTATTCTATGATGTATATTTGTTAAAAATTTATTTAAATTATTAATATCATCGACTAACTTTGGTATATCTATTTTCTTATCACCATTCTTAAATATATTATCTATTAATATATTCATTATTTGACCAATGAATATTTTATATTCATTATTTGTCATATAATATTTACCATGTTCATGATAAATTAATTCAAAATATATTGACATTATACCCCATATATCTATATTCATTGAATATACCTCGTGAAAATATTTACCTAATTCTAGTTTTGAATTTATTGTATAAGCTAACAATACATCAATTATATATTCTATTTTATAATGCATAAGAATATTATTCGATATTAAATTATCAATAAATTCTGAGTCTTTATCCGATATATCCCGTAACATATCCCCTTTGTATCCAGTAATAAATATTCCTAATAATATTTTATAATGACTTTCATGATGTTGTAAGAAATTAAAATAATTAGATATCACAAATATACGCAAACTATCTCTGGATAATTTAACATTTTCTAAATGTAAATTTTTTAAAAATTTTTTGTATTTTTCTATTATATTTTTTGAAAATAGAAATGTGGAAAATGGATGTTGATATTGCACGCTTAATTTATATAATGCATTAGGAAATTTTGTTTTATCCGATGGAATAGTATATGATAGCCCCCAATCAATTACAGTAGGTAATTCAGTATTATTTAAATTAAACAATATATTAGCGGATTTAATATCGCCATGAATTACTCCATGTTTATTTATGGTTGGCATAATTTTTGATACATATTCTATTATAATATTGTTCAATTTAATTATATTGAGTGAACTTAATTTTGTTTTTTTTATATATTCATGCATTGATATACCCAATTCTGGCATATTTATAATTTTAAATTTATCCAAATTATTATTTATAGTAGTAGAATTTATTGGTTTATGCGTAGTAGTATCTTTAATATCTGATATAATATGATCACACGTTTTATCTATATTTTGTTTATCTTCTTCAGTAAATTGCTTTGGTTGACATAATTTAATATTATCAATTAATAAATATTTTTTTATATCTGCTGGTATATTTTGTAATTTTTGTTTAATACGCGATATATATTCATATTCTCTAACAGCATTTTTATTTTCCAATAATTTACTTACATAATTCTTAGGTGTTTCTGAATCTTCGCATTGTATTGCTGGTTTAAATAAGCAACCATACCCTCCTCTTGTAAATGGTGCACCACCATCGTATTGTTGTAATAAATTTGTATTTTTCCTTATGGCTTTTTTTATTGTCATATTTTTATATATTTTTATATATTTGTTATGTTACTATATAAATATATTTTTTTTTTACAATAGTTTTTTTACAATAGTTTTTTTATAATAGTTTGTTTGTTCAATGTTTATATAAATAATATACGCCAACTATACCCCCAACTAATAAAAGAAAAAATACTAATTTTTGCCTATATTTTAATTCTTCTTGTATTTTTATTGCTTTAGGTTTATAGTTATAATAATATTCTTTTAATGCTTGTGAAAGTGATATTTCGGCCTTACCCGTCATTTTATTGACACGATTATGTATAAAATGAACCCATTTTATAAATGAATCGCGACTATCTAAATAAGGGGTAATAGGATATTTATCTAATAATCCGCTAAATTTATTACCCATTCTAGAATCCGGTATAAATAATGGAAAATTATGAATTAACTCATAATATTTTTTTTTTGTAACATCGTTAGGATGTAATGGATAACAAATTGCAATAGTTAAGAGAACAAACCAATAGTGCGGCCCCCATACATTTGAATCTAATACCATTACTAATTAGAAACAATATAAAAAGATAATAAAGAATACATATAATTATGAATTCTAAAAATTTAAAAATAACATATAATAATTTTTGCAATAACTGTGGTAAAACCGGGCATTTATTAGCAGATTGTAAAAATCCAATTACAAGTATAGGAATTATATCATTTAGATATAATACATCTAATAGCTGTTTAGAATATCTGTTAATACAAAGAAATGATAGTTTTGGTTTTGTAGAATTTATTCGCGGCAAGTATCCATTATTTAATTTACAGTATATACAAACACTGATTAACGAAATGACGATAGAAGAAAAAAATAAATTATTGAATATGACTTTTGAAGAAATGTGGAAATTACTATGGGGTGAATTTTCAAGCCTTCAGTATAGAGGCGAAGAAACATCTTCAAAAGATAAATTTGATACTTTAAAAAAAGGAATAAAAATCAAAGATGTTGAATATAGTATACAAACATTGATCCAAAATTCTACAACAAACTGGAGTGAACCAGAATGGGGATTTCCTAAAGGGCGTAGAAATTATCAAGAAAAAGATATTGATTGTGGGATACGTGAATTTATAGAAGAAACCGGATATTCTCCATCTGATTTTAAACTGATTGAAAATATTATCCCATATGAAGAAATGTTTATCGGTTCAAATATTAAAAGTTATAAGCATAAATATTATCTAGCCAACATGTGCAACAATACAAAAGAAATTCAAGATTATCAAAAATCAGAAGTTAGAAATATAAAATGGGTTAATTTTGAGGAATGTATTAATTATATTCGCCCTTATAATTTAGAAAAAATTAATATAATACAAAAAATAAATAAGGTTTTACAAGAATATAGATTATATTAACATTATATAAGAACTACTTATTCATTTATACTATAATATTATATACCAATGGATCAAGACCCAAGTAAAAAACGGGAACAAAACCCTAAAAAACCACCAATAAAAATTAATCGAATCAATATTCCCGAAAATTTGCGACATAAATTGAATCCCAGACAAGAAATAGGACAAGGTGCTGGTGTTCATCTAGGGGCAAATGTGGAACAAGCAGGACAAGCCGCCGCTACTTCATTATCTACCATGGATCCATTTATAAAAGTTGTTGCCGATTCAAATAAGGGTATTATTTTAATGCCTGTTCTTTCCGATGTTTCATTCTCTATGCCATCTTCATCTATAAAATCCATATTGCCCGATTCATCATCATCGTCGTCGTCTTCGAAACATACACTAAAAAATAGGGGCACATCACGCGATGTTTTAATTGATGAACACAATATAAATATTTCGAAAACTCCGGATGTATCTTCAACACCATCTCGTTCTTTCAGTTTTCCTAATTTTTCTAATCTTTCTAAGCCACAATTTTCTGCATCAGGATCGCAGTTACATGCAGAACGCGATACATATGGAAATGTATCACCTTCTTCTGATAAATCATCACTAGCATCATCGAGTAGGAAAGAATTTAATGTTTCTTTTCCTGTTAGTCCAGCAGGTGAAAAAAATATTAACCTTGGTTCTGGTATTAATATTTCGATTCAACCCAAAGATAGATCTAGTATTGGAACTTCTTCTTCATCCACGAATTCTAGTCGTGAAGGATTTGTATCATCTGATACTCCATATCAACAAAGTATTGCTGCGCCTCTTTCAGGTATTAGTATAGGACGCGATGATTTATCAAAAGCACCATCTTTAGAAGCAGCACAAACATCTTCATCAACTGCTTCATCAACTGATTCAATAAAACCATCTTCATCAACTGCTTCATCAACTGATTCAATAAAACCATCTTCATCAACTGCTTCATCAACTGATTCAACAAAACCATCTTCATCAACTGCTTCAACAAAACCATCTTCATCAACTGCTACTGTAACATCAAAAAAAGGAGTATCTGACGACTCAATTACAGAAGGCGACACCCGTAGCGAATATAAATTTCAAGAAGATTTACAAGAAGATCTTCTTTCAAAAATGTCTCCCGAACAACAACAACAACAAAAAGAATTTGTTTTTAATCCAGATATGTCTAGGAAATCGAAAAAACAACAAAATAGATTTTTGAAAGAAAAGGGTGAAGCTGAGAGACAATCTATCGAACATTTTAATGAACATTTTTCTAAATTAGGAGCCATGGCTCCATCACCATCACCTTCACCATCAGAAGAATTAGAAGCACAAAATGATGAAAATGCATATAATTTTTTATATCCAACATTGGATGACCCAGAATTTAATATAAAAATTGCATCTAAAAAGGAATTTGCAGATACACAATATGATGGAACCGTTTTAGACAGTTTAGAAGCAATAAAAAAACACTCGGATAAAATGTGTAATGCTGATTTCGAATTATCTCCGCATCAATTATTTGTCCGTAATTTTCTTTCTTTTCAGACACCATATAATAGTCTACTTCTATATCATGGTTTAGGAACAGGTAAGACGTGTTCAGCAATTACAATATGCGAAGAAATGCGCGACTATCTTACTCAAATAGGTATGTCAACTTCCCAGAAAATAATCATCGTTGCTAGTCCAAATGTCCAACAAAATTTCAAATTACAGCTCTTCGATAAAAATAAACTAAAACTAATCGATGGAATTTGGAATATCCGTTCATGCACGGGAAATAAATTTTTAAAAGAAATGAATCCAATGAATATGAAAGGAATGGAAGAAGAAAAAGTTATATCTGAAATTAAAAAAATTATTCGCCGTTCTTATCGTTTTTTAGGGTATGACCAATTTGCAAATCTTATCGATAAAACATCCACGGTTAGTGACGAAATTGTTGATAGATCGCATAGAACGAAAATTATGATGCAAAAACTAAAAATAGTATTTGGCAATTCGCTTATTGTAATCGACGAGTTTCATAACATAAAAAGCACCGATGAAAAAAGCGGCACACGCGCTGTTGCAGACCAATTAGAAAAATTAGTAAAGTTCGGACCATTTCTTATGACGCGTCTTCTTCTTTTAACAGGCACGCCAATGTATAATAGTTATCGAGAAATTATATGGTTACTCAATATCATGCGTTTAAATGATGGGAGGGCTGAGATTGATATACGCGATGTTTTTAATTCCAATCCAGATGAAGGAATTTTCGTAGAAACAAGAGAAGGAGAAGGAGAAGGAGAAGGAGAAGACGATGGTGATAAAAAAGGACGCGGGCGACGACGAGGGCAAATTATTGAAACAGGGCGCGAAAATTTGCGCAGGTTTTCAACCGGTTATGTATCTTATATACGCGGAGAAAATCCTTATACATTTCCTTTTCGTATATATCCTGACGAATTTGCACCAGAGCATACATTTTCTGGAATTAAAGACATTGAAACTAGATCTGGATCTGGGAAGAAACTAGAGTATGAAATACCGACCATGCAAATAAATGGGAGACAAATACCTGAACATCGCGCACTATCTAGGATGCAAGATAAAATATATTTAACAGAAGCATCGGAATACCAACAAAATGTTTATTCATATATTATTCGACAGTTTGTTACATTAAAACGTGAAGAAATGCGCAATATCGAAGAATCTGTTTCGGTAGGTATTAATATTTTGCGAAGCCCTATAGAAGCGCTTAATATTTCATACCCATCCGATGATTTCGACCCTGCCTCTGAAAATCTGAACTACGATATTCGTCTTCTGGTTGGGAAATACGGACTTAGAAATATTATGAATTATAACGAAGAAACTAAAACCAATTTCGAATATAAGGCAGACAAACCACACATATTTTCCAGCGAGTTAATGGGGAATTATAGTTCAAAAATAAAGAACATTTGTGATAATATATATAAATCGGATGGAATAATATTAATTTATAGTTTTTATATTGAGGGTGGTGTAATACCAATGGCGCTTGCATTAGAAAGTATGGGTTTTACTAGATATGGAACCAAAGCAAAATCACTATTCAATAACCCACCTGATGGAGTAAGACCAATAGATGGAATTACGTCTCGTAAAAGGAGTGAGATGAATCAGAATGAGACATTTTTCCCTGCAAAATATGTAGTTATTTCGGGAGAAGCAGCATTATCCCCAGATAATATAGGAGATGTGAAGGCGGCTAGTAATGAGGCGAATTTTGATGGACGATTTGTAAAAGTGATTATTATTTCTAAGTCGGGGACGGAAGGACTTGATTTTAAAAATATTCGACAAACACATATTTTGGAGCCTTGGTATAATATTAACTTAATAGAGCAAACAATTGGACGCGCAGTGAGAAACTGTAGTCATAAAAATCTAGAATTTGAAAAACGAAATGTGCAAATATTTCTACATGGTTCTATTTTATCAATGACAGATCGGA